CACCCTGAGTAATTGCATTTTTCAAGCCTTTTACACCTAGTTGTGCTAATTTTGCACCTGCTCCAATTGATGATGGTATTGCCCCACCAATTTCAGCACCATATGCATAAACTGGCTCATCTTCTCTAAATTCTTTAATGTCATCTCTTATTTCTTTGACTGTACTGTTGTATGCTGTCTCAAAGTCATCGCCATCTATAAATTTTGCATACAAGGCTCTGGCAAAAGCCTCGGCCTCATCACCAAAACCAAAAGTAAACCCTTGGCCTACTGCCCTGCCAATGTCTCTTGCAAATTCACCTGTAGATCTTGTCCTTACTTTTTCTTCTTCTTTTTTGCCTGTAACTACAAAATCTTTTAAATTTTTATACCACTCTTCAGACATTAATTCCTCTTTCTAATTTTTAAGCCAACTGACCCATCTGGCATTTCGTAATACAAACCAGTTCGAGCATTTTTGTATTCATTTGCATTATTAATTTTAATTGGATCTGTAGCAGTTCCCAAGGCTTTCTTATAACCACCAGATTTTAACTTATTAATCAATGTGTTCTCAAGTCTATAAATTTGCTGAAGCAGTCCATCCTTGCCCATTTTAAGGCCTGAAAATGAAGTTGGACTGGTAAGTAAATTATCAAGAATTTGAAAGTCACCACCGACTAATGCTCCTAATTCATATAAATTTTTAATGTCTAATCTTAATGTTTCAGCCAATGCACTTACCTCTGTGGCTGTTGCACTTGGAATTGTCATAGCACCAAGAGTTTGATCTACTCGTGGCAATTTTTTAAGTAACTCAATGTATTCATTTAAATTACCTAACATTGATATTAATTTTGGCTCATTTTCTCGTATTTTAAGTTCTATAGCCGATGGTTTTTTTCCTAAAATATTTGAATCTGTACCACCTTGATTTGGAAAAGGATTATAAAAACCTTCGGTATTAATTGGTGGTTTTTCTACAAATACTGTTCCACCTTGGCCATCAGGTATCGGTATTCTTGTAGGTCTTGTAACATTACTATAAGCCAATTTATATTTATTTTGTAAATTTACAGGTAAATCTGAAAATTTCTTACCAGAAGCTAATTGGTTGTTAACATCAAGAATTGTATTGTATGAACTTACATTTAATCCACTTCCTGAAAAGCCTCCAACATTTGTTCTACCATCAAATAAAATCTGTTTTGTTTTTGGGTCAATTAGAGTACCACCTTTGGGTATAGCTATAGGCTGATTAGCTTTATTTTGTGCCTGTTGTAATGCTGAGAAATTCTGTAGACCTGTAATCATTGCCTTCCCAAGGCCTTCACCAAATGTTCTTGGTGTAGTTGAGTATCCACCTTGCTTTAATAATTCCGCAGATGCACCCAACAATCCAAATGTTTTTGGATCAAAAAGTTGGTTTCCTAACAAACCTGAAGTCATTGACTGATCCATCATAGCATTATTAAGCAAAGTTTGACCTGTCAGGTTTTGATTTTCTGGTCTGCCTACGACATTACCTTCATCAATTGTAATACTTATTGGCTTTGATTTTGTTAAAGGGTCAAGTGATCCATAAGTAACTCTTGGGTACATTCCTGCCCCCTCCACAGATCTTCTGACTTCATCTTGAAATAATAAATCAATTGGTCTCATTAGGCATACCCTAACAATCCACCAAGGATTGCTCCAGTTGCAGGACTAATTCCACCAGTCAATGATGCAAGTTGTGATCCACCTAATGCACCCCCTAATGCAGACAATCCTCTGTTTCTAAATACAGGCTGTATTGTTTGTGATCCTACTGTACCACCCTTAACTAGTGATAAAAAGTTTGCTAATCTTTGGTCATCTACATTTTGCTCAAAATTGAATCTTTCTATGTCTGCCTGTAATTGTGCCATTGCATCAGCCTCTCTTGCACTACCAACTTGTGCTAATTGTTGAGCATCTAAATTTTGTACATTTGGTGCTAATCTTAATGCATCCATTTGTGCTTTATATGCCATCGGTGCTAAACCAGAAGCTATAGCTGATTGATTTGCCCCTGATCCTAACCTTCCAGATCTTGCAAATTGTGAATTGACTTGATCAACGACAGGCTGAAAAGCCATACTCATCAAAGGATTTGTACCTGCAAGATTTTGCCCAACTACATCCTGTACTTGTGCAGTCAGACTATTTGGATCTAATGCTCTGTCTCTAACCATATTTAAAGCCATTTCACTTTCTGGGGAAAACCCAACAGTTGTTGGAAATGGATAGAAATTTGGTTCTCCAGTATCATACCTCTCTTTTGCTTCTGACAATCCAAATTCTAAAAATGGTTGTGCATAGCTTGGTGCTGAAACTTGAGTATTTACAGTTTGCTGACCGCTTCTTCCGCCTTTGCTCATACTATATTTCCTTTACTAAAGTTATTGCTGATGGTTTATAGTCTTTTAAAACTCTTTCCCATCCTCGTCTGCCATTGATTTCTACACCCTCACAGGAGTAAAACTTTGACCAATGTATAATTTTTTTTTCTACTTCAAGCAGGGTTTTTAATTTGCCCCCTGCCAACCAAAACCTTAAAACTCTTCTTTTCGGATAATCAATTATTTCTGTAATAATTGCACTATCCTTAAAAGACCAAAACTGGGCATCACCCTTTTGACACATTATCAATACATCCTCTGGAGAATGACTGTCATGTGCAAACTTCAGGGCATTTTTAATCCATTCCCTGCACCTTTGAAACTCAGCCAAAAATGACGTAGTCAAAGGATCTTGTGGTTGTAGCACTTGCATGATTTAAAGTTGCCTGTCCTTTTTGTCTTCCTGTAACATGGATGTTTACCGATGATGCATCTGCTGTTGTTGGCATAAATAATATTACACTATCTTCACCAATCCTGTCATCTGACAATGTTGTGGTTGTTGCACTATTTGCCAATGTTACTGATCCTGTAGAATTTATTTTTCCATCAAGAATATTATTTACTACATTTGCTACAACCAATGGATCTTCTTCATAAATAGATAATCTTGGATAATTTGTTGCTCTGGTCATCTTCTACCCAATGCCTGACCTTCAATATCAAATCCTTGAGCAATATTCCAATTACCTGAAATATTCATTCTAAATCTATGATACCTACCCTGATCTCTATGTTCTATAAATCCATCATTATTGAGTGAACTTGCTGTTGAAAAAGTAACCGCCTCACTACTTGTATTTCTTGTACCAACCTGAACAGTTACCGACCCATCTTTGTAATAAGGTGTTGATCTTGTTACAATTGATCGTCTTCCTTTATTTATAGAAAACTCTGATGTTTCAATTGTTGCACTCAAAGGTGAACCATTAAATGCAAATATTTTATTATCTTTAGATCCACCAAAAAGTAATGTACCACCTTTATACAAGTTACCATCTAATGCACCAGTCAAACTGTCTAAGTTACTAGCTAAATTATCAAGTTGATCTAAATTATATCCTGCTGTGTAAAATGGTGCTATCAAATCAGCCTCTACTTCAGCTATTGACCATCTCTTTAAAACATAATTATAAATCAACAATTTGTCAGGTGTTGTAGATCCACTTGCATTTGATACATAACTCCAAGCTACAATATTATTTTCTGGATCTATTGCACAACTAATTTTGTCTAAATGACCAATATTAGCATCATTGAAAAAAAACTTGTTTACTTTTTCTTGCCCTATGGCTTGGCTTGATCTTCCATCAAACAGGTAAAATCCATCTTCATTAAGATAAAATATTGTTTGACCAATATAAGATACTGATCCACTAAATGTGCAACCTCTTGTAGTTTCAACTTTATCTATTTGATAAATCAATGGTGTACCTACATATGAGGCTCTAACAATGGCTTTTTCCATCAATATGGTGGCATATCTTCCAGATCCAATCAGGCCAGTTATTGCACCTGAATCTGGTATATCTTGAAAGTCAGCCTGATTTGTTCCTACAGTCCAACTTGTTGCATCATTCAATGCTGACCATCTTGCTCTAAATGGTATTCTGCCTGATCCTTCATCTATATTTGCAGTCCAAACTTGATCGCCAACCACAGCAACAAAATCTGCCTTTGGTGGTGTTCCTGCAAGATCTGCAAATCTTGTGTCAGTACCCAATGTAAATTCTTGTAAACTTTCACCTACACCGCCACAGGCAATTACAGATGTTCCAAACTGAATAAATCTCCATCTTTCATTATCTGCCGATAATGAGTAACTTCCTGCTGACTTTGTAACGTCATCGAGGTTTGAATTACTTGCATTAAATTTATAAAGTTTTGTTTCATTTCCTGCAAATAAATTGACGTTACCATTATTGTCTTTTACAGCATACAGGCCTCTTAATCTAGCATCACCTGCATTTGAAACACTTGTAAATTGGTTTATAGACCTGTATCCATTTATTATTGGAATTACGTTTGTTGCTACAGTAACTCCACTATTTTCCATGTCTGGCTGATCTGGCAACCATTCCCCAAATTTTATCATTGTATTGTCCAAACCTCATTTGACGTATTTTGTGTTGACCAAACTTCAGATCCAACAGTTACATTTGTCCATGTTTCATTACCTTTAGGTATTATAGACCAATCATCCCCAATTATCTTAATTGTAGAACTTACACTTGCTGTAGTGTCTACAGAGGATGTAACATTTACAATAAAGTAATATGTAGCTTCAATTGTAGCAATTGTGTCTACAGAACCTGAAACACCAAATATTTGCAATGCTGTTGCTGTAATATTTGCTGATGTTGCAATTGATCCTTCAGCCTGTTGTATTCTTATCCCAGATCCTGCAACATTTGCCGATGTACTTATTGAACCACCAAATGCTAGTTCTCTTGTGGCTGATCCAGATACTGAAGCAGAGCATGAAATACTTGTCTCAAAGTTGAGTGTTGCAGTTGCAGATGCACTTACATTTCCTGCCGAAACAACTGTACCTGCTATTGTTCTAATTCTTACTGAACTGGCCGAAGCAGTTGCACTTGTTGATATAGAACTACCAACTAAAAATGTAACAGTATAACTGCTTGAAATACTTGCAGATGTAGCAACAGATCCATTAAACTGCCTGATTAATACAGATGTGCTTGAAATACTTGCAGTCGTATTAATTGATCCACTAGAGGCTAAAATGCTTACTGGTGAAGCAGATACTGTAGCTGAACAAGATATATTTGTTTCAAAATTTAATGTAGCAGTTGCGGATGCAGATACAGTACCACTAGAAACTATTGTACTTGCAATAGTTCTTATTCTGATAGCCGAAGAAGAAACTGTTGCATTTGTTGCAATTGAACTTCCTGCTGAGAAAATGCCTACACAGCTACTTGAAATAGTGGCTGTTGTAGAAATATTTGCACTAGCAAATTGTATTCTTACACTAGATGCAGAAGCAGAAGCTGAAACAGATATAGAACTTGCTACAGTCCTAATTCTAACTGAGCCAGAAGAAACAGTTGCACTTGTAGAAATACTGCTACTAACAGATCTTATTCTTACTGATCCAGATGATATTGAAGCTGAAGTATCAATATCAGCAACAACACCCTCAACAACTTCAGCACCTGATGTAACACTAGCTGATACAGTAACACTTCCTGTACCTTGCCGAACAAAAAATCCATCAAAGGCTTCTAAGTTACCAAATGTGGCTAATGCATCTAAGTTAGAAGCATAGTTGTCTAACTGTTCTAAATTTGGCTTTGTAAATTCAAGTTTATTAAGATCGTCATCACTATCAAATTTACCACTTATACTATCAAGCTGAGTTATTAACTGGTCTAAGCGAGGAACACCTAAAGCCATGTTTAACTCCTATTAGGTAGCTGTGATAGTTAAAGATCCACTAGCTACTTTTAAAATATCTCCAGTTTGAATTGTTTTTGATGCTGTAAATGCACCATGAAACAATAAGTTACCTGATGAAGAGGCATCAAAGATACCAAAGTGACTTACTGTACCCCAATTTCCTGTAGCACTATTAAATTCTACATTATTGTTGTTGGTAATAGATCCACTTGATGCTGAACCAAAGGTAATGGCTTTTCTTGCATAATTGTTTCCAGTCAATTCAGTACCAGAATTATCATCTGCTAAACTAGCAGTAGATAACCCAATATATACTGCTGATGGGGCAGATGTTGATGCTGTGCCTGTAAAATGGTCTAGAAACTTTAGTTCTAAATAATCACTCATTGCTGACATAATTTATCTCCTAACTTGCTGATGATGATTGTCTTGCATAAACAGAAGACACAAACAACGAACCTGTGCCATAATGACTTCGCTGTTCATCCTTCCTTATCTCCTCTATGGCTCTGGAGAATTTAGCATCATAAGTAGAGGCTCTTTGCTCATCCATAAGATAAGTGTAGGCCTCGACCAATGCACCTGACAAATAAGCATCAGGGTGTCTTGTTAATAGTTGGTTTACAGCATTTGTGTCTGACAAAGCTGTAAGTCCACCTATGTAAATAATTTCTGCTGTATATGTGCTGTCTGGTATAGGTCTTAATTTCATTTCAGCACCAACAATAGAATAAGCTAATGGCTTACCTGTAGAGGCAGACGGAAAGTCTTTATCTAATTGAATTGGACTTTTGTAATCTAAAACCCTGTTTGGTGAAGTATTTAATTTTACTTCCCTGACTTCCCTTAAATCTGTTGGCAGGGCAATATACTCATCACCAATAGTCAAAGTTGCATTGGCTCTTTTTTCCTGATCCCTGCTCTCCAGTTCCCTTGAAAGTCTAGCCTCTGCAAGTTGAATAAAATTTGGTATTTGATCGGTTAAATCAGTTCTAGCTAAAAAATTAGCAACTGCTGTCTTTAACTCGCTGTAAGTTGATATACTCATACTTTACCGCCATTTGTTCTAAAATATCTATTATCAATATCATTGAGCCACTTCTTCCATTTTTTCTGAGCATCTGGATCTTTCTTTGGATCACCAAACTTTTTCATCAAATCCATGTAAACAAGTGAAGGTATTTCTGCCACCTGTTGCCAATGCCTCTGAGTATTGCCAATCAAACTGTTTTTTCTAAATTCATTTTGCCTGATTTTGTTGGCCTCAAGAACTGACTTAATATGTTGTTTTTCTTCAATAGTGTAACCCCCATCTGGGTTGTCATGCATCCAGATTTCTTTTTGTGAGTAAGGGTTTTTTTCAATTAATCTTTTCATACTGACCTTATAATAGGGAGGCCGAAACCTCCCCAGTTATGATTATTATGATCCATTAAGACCGATCACAGAGGCATGAGCCTTCGGTGCTGTCGGCATATATGTCCACTCATATATAATTTGGTGCTTAAAGCTATCACCAGTTTTGGCTAACTCTGTCTCAATAAAATTTCTTCCATCAAGATTACCAATCATAATATGATCAGGATCAATAATATGAAGCTTGTTGTTTGACATAAACCTACTCATTGTAAGGTCTAATGTACCAAAGTCATTCATCATAACACTTACCGCACCAATAAATGATGGAGCAGTATTTG